GCCCGTAAGCTGGACAAAAGTTGGACAGCCCCCCTATTCCGAATAAAATTGAGTGATTGCAAAAGCAACCGTAACCATTATAAAAGCAAAAACAATTAACGCGGCCCCGATGATTTGGGTCAGCCAGTAGTCGCTAGTCGTAACGAACAGCCAGCCAGTGACACCGGAAACGCTAACAGAAATTGTTAGCAGCGCCGAGATTAGATAAGTGCCAAGTAGGTGTAGCATGATAGCCCCCCTGTCAGTGAATGAGATTATATAGTGCGCCTATCAAAAGCATTTGTCAATTGATTTTTTCTATCGAACGGGGGCGGTTAATAGACCTTGACTATCGCGGCCGCGCGGGGCTCCCCCTCACGTACAACTTTGGGAAAAANCAGAAACGNAAAACGGTGTATAAGTTAAAATCTACACCAAGCAAAAATAATTCTTGACAATTGGTNNNATACTTCATATAATTTGAAAAGTGGAGAAAAAATGGAGGGAGCGACANCCCGTATGCTCCTGTTTTGGACCTACTAAGGAGAAAAATATGAAATATATACTATCTTTTATCGGTCTCATGGTATTTTCCAGCGCTGCAATGGCTGGCCCCTATGTGGAATACAAAAATGAGCTGAAATTTTTAGACGACGAGTTTTTGAGTGATGACACTGTGCACCACCTGCGTTTCGGCACTTTGTTGGGCGATAGCAACAAGAACTTGTACTTCGAAGTAGGTCCTCGTACTGATGGCTACTCAGGAGAAGTTGGATATAAGGTCAAGAATGGTCCTCTTACGTTCAAAGGTAAGTGGGAAGGTTCTAAGATCGACGAAGTTGATCCAATCGGCTCCAAGCTGGAAACTGAGATTCGTTTCTCATTCTAGCATTCAGCAAAAAGGGCTCTTCGGGGCCCTTTTTATTGCACCACCTCAAAAAAATTTCTTGACATTTTATTGCTGTTCCCTTATAATTGATAAAAATTAAGGAGAATAGTAATGAGTTTACTCAGCGATACAGACAGAGAATTTATGGGCGACTGTGCCCTGCCTACATACACAGGAAGACTTGCCGTTGAAAGCGACAGAGCTTGGCTGGACGAAGTAAATGCAGACTCCGTTGTGTATGATAATGCTGATAAGCTAATTATTGATCCTCCAGATAGACTTACTANCCCCTTTCGACTATGTAGANTATTTAGAAGAAATTCAGACAATGAAAGAATTTTGTGGGTATCCAACCATTACGACCCAATGAATGGAATTATAAGACTATTCGGCTTTGGAGTGCATCCTGCTCACAGAAAGCAAGGCCATCAAAAGAAGTATAGAGAAGAAAGTTGGACTTGGGTAAAGAATCAAACATGGTTTAAAGAAAATATACAAACTTCTTTACATGATGTAGCACATGCTCTTTTAAAGACAGATTTTCATGAAGCATATAAGCCTGTGCACACCAACAGAGGGGCCATAACGTATAAGGCAAATGTATCTGATATAAATTATGTCTAATTTTACTCGCACCATAACTCTTACTAACTCAGGCCCGATTGTTACGAAGAACCTTGAGCCCGCAGATACTCTTATAGTTACTGTAGAAGACTTAAGTAGCTCGTCCCAGAATGCAAATAATATTACTCTTTCCCTGACGGGGTCAAATGTAAGCATAAATAAAAGCGCCGTAACGTCAACTGGAGAGACTTTTGTAGTAACGCCATCTTCTTCTGCGACCCAAGGTGTTTATAATTGGAGTGTAGGTCTTTCAGGCTCTGTCAAGGGTCAAGGAAATGTTTCAGGCACAGTAAATGGTATTTTAACTGTAGACCAAATTCCTCATGCCTATTCTTTTACAAATGTAACTAATAGCTCTGTGAATACTCAACATACAGAAAAAGCTCAAATNACAGGCATTAACAAAGCGGCCTATGTTGGTCCCGCGCCTTCAGGATTTGAACTTGCTGTATATACTTCAGGCACTCCTCCTTCTAACTTTTGGAGAACTACTGCTACTAACATAACTAATGGTCAATACTTGCACGTAAGGGGCAATGCTCCTTCCAGTGTAGGNCAAACTAAGTCAGGANNCTTCAGTGTAGGAACAGGNNCTGGAGGAACTCTTACGAGTGCAAGNTGGTCAATTTCTACAGTATCGGGAGACTCTACTCCNNATGGATTTAGTTTTCCAAATCTTACTAATGCTGCATTAAACTATACATTTACTCGAAGCGCCGAAATAACAGGAATTAATACAACTGTAACAGTAAGTAGAGGAGGGGACAGCTCTGCCTCGTTTGCAGTTTCTTCTAGCTCAACTACTCCAGCTAACTCAGCTTTTACTGTGGCAGATAAGACTCTTACAAACAATCAGTATGTACATTTTCGAATGGCTTCTTCGCTGGCTTATAGCACATCAAAAACTGCAAATATTTCTGTAGGAACGGTAACTTCTCCCAACTGGACAATTACAACAAGAGCTCCTGATGCAACTCCAACTGCTTTTACTTTTACAAATATATCAGGAGTTGCTAGAAATGCTTCACAGAATGCATACGTACAAATAACAGGTATAGAGGTAGGAGTAACTGCAACTATTTCTGGAGGAAGCGCAACTTTTGCAGTTTCTTCTAGCACAACTACTCCAGCTGACTCAGCTTTTAGTGCCGGAGGAAAAACTGTTGCCAACAATCAGTATGTACATGTGCGACTAACTTCATCCAATAATTACAATACTACAGTTACAACTACTTTAACAGCCGGAGGAGTTTCAGATGGCTGGGATGTCACAACTCAAGCAGCCCCAGGCACTGTAGATGGTTTTGTAGCTTCTCAAGGAGGTACGCCAGGCTCTAATAGTCACGGTCTTTCTATAAAGTCTTCAAACGGAACAGAGATGTTCGGTGTAAATCTTAGAAATACCGCAATTCAAGTATTTTCTACTTTTAGTATTGGGGCAGGCTCTAGTCAGACTTTTGCCTGCAATAATGCAAATGACAGTACAAAAATTCTGATTATTACAAAAGGAATAAATATAGGCTCTTCTCAGAGTACTACTGCCACCCTAAGTACTACATCAACTAACTTTACTATAACAAATAATGCATCAGTTACAATAACCGGTAGCGTATATGCGCTAGGAGTAGGATAATGGCATTTGGAGTAGAAGTTATAGGAAATGATGCTGCAGGTACTTTTACAGTAGCTGACACCGATAAAGGTCTTTTAGGATACGCAGTATCTCTTAAAGGAGCAGGAAGCAGTGTAACTATTAGTAGTGCTTCAAAACAACCACTAGTTTTTGTAAACGCAAAAGGAGTGACTGCAGCTGATACCGATGGAATAATTGCTGTTTGGAACAATAGCAATAAAACGTACTATTTTTATTCAGGATCTATAGTTTATGAGCCCAATAGTACGGATGCCGATGTAGTACTTACTGCAAGATCCGTTAATTATTTTATTGCTCAAAGTATGGATGAGATAAGTCCCGATGGAACTCAAGGTTATGGAATTCAGCTAAAAAATGCAAATGGAGATGTTGCATTGGATTCAAGGGCCTTTCCTCTAGCAGAAACTTTTTATCTGCCTAGAATTGTACCACCACGAACTGTTGAGACAGGACAGCGAATTAGCTCAGACTCTACAGACTATGTAGAGATGTCTAATACTTCTTACGCGGACTTTAGCACAGGGTACCACTATACTTCGGCAGTTTTTCACTCAAATAAAATAACCCATAAAGGAAAGTTCGGGGCATATCTAAACATTCTTGGGGCATATTACTTTACAGAAGCAGAATTGGAAAACCTTAGTACAATTATAATAGGACAGTTAAGATGACAGATATACAGAATATANGATATATAGCTGAAGTTGACGAAGTTACTGGTAAAATTATTCAAATACTTCAACCACAGCAAAATATACCCAATGAGGGTCTTTCAGACGATGGAACACGCCGAATAGTTTATATTACAGCGTTAAACTTACACGAACCAAACTTAGCATTATTTATACAGAACTGGTGGTTTAATCCCACTAACCTAGAATTCTTTGAAGTAGGTGAAGCCCCTAATAGGCACGCTACTTGGAGCTTATCCAGCTCTTCGTGGGTTTGGGATGCTGATGCTTTGCTAGCAGACATTCGCTTGCATAGAAATGCTAGAATAGCTAGATCAGACTGGACTCAGCTCGGCGATACTTCTTTAACAGATTCTCAAGTTGCAGAAGCGCGAGAATATAGAACAGCTTTGCGAAATTTAACCTCAAGCTTAGACAACCCGAGTTCTGTGGAAGCAGTGGGCTGGCCTACACCACCAAGCTTTTTACAATAACCCTCAAAAAATAATGCTTGACATTCCACCCCTTACCCACTATAATTTGAAACATGGCTAAAGAATTAACTACAATCTCCCCAGAGGGACTTGAAGTAGCTAATAGTTACTTGCAGTTCGGCAATATCAACGGGGTCGTGCAATCTCTCGGGGTTTCTGAAAACCAAGTCGTAGAGTTGCTCAACAAACGTGAAGTAAAAAAGTATATTGATACTGTTTACTTAGATATGGGGTATCGCAACAAAAATAATATTGCAAGTTTACTAGACGAGATGATTGAAAGTAAGCTTGACGAAGCGAAAGAAACCGGAGTTTACTCTAGTAAGGATTTAGCAGACTTGTTACAAATGGCACATAAGATGAGAATGGACGAGATTAAGGCTCAAGCTGATCTTGAAAAAGCTCAAGCTACAAACGTAAAAAGTCAAACAAATGTTCAAATAAATGAAGGTGTACCTTTCGGCCAGGGTAACTACGGTAAGCTCATGGAAAAGTTGTTAAAAGATGTCTGACGATCGTAAGCTAGACAATGTTGTCGAGCAGTTTCTACGTCATGAAGTTCAGTGTGAAGAAAGATGGAAAACCACATTTAATCGACTAGATGATATTGACGAGAAACTGGACAGAATGGAACAGCGTCAACTACAGTTTGGCGGAGCACTAATACTATTCCTATTAGGACTAGTAGTAACACTTGCATTCCAAGTGTAGGAGATAAAAAAATGGCTTATCAAAAAAGAAATACTTGGTGGGGAATTCACCCTGACAAAGGTAAAAAAGCCTTTTCAAATGAGAAAGACGCAGAAGCTTACGAAAGTGGCAAAGAGAAAAAAGAACCTGTAGTAGTTAAGAGCAAGGATCTTTTTTCAGCAGACGCATAAGTGGCTGTTCGTAAGCGCAAAAAGGCTGCGAAGAAAAAGCCTATTCCTACAAATAAAAAACTTTACGCACGAGTGAAGGCACAAGCCAAACGAAAGTTTGCTGTGTATCCTTCAGCTTATGCAAATGGGTGGCTTGTAAAAACTTATAAAGCCAAAGGCGGGAAATACCGCATGGGAGTAAAGTAATGCCAGCAGGTAAAGGAACTTACGGAAAGAAAAGAGGTCGTCCAGCTAAGAAAGGTAAGGGCAAGAAGAAGTCTATGGGAGGCTTGACAGCCGCTCAAAAGAAGCTGCCTCCAGCACTTCAAAAAGCTATTTTAAAAAAGAAGCGCGGAAAAAAGTGACCTTCTAAGCGATAGGCAGTTGTCTATAAGCGAGGTATTATGCCCACAAAGATAAATGAAGCAACAGAGTTAGCTATACCCTTAAAGAATTTAATAGGATTAGTAACCTTTACTGCAGTATCTGTGTGGGCTTATACTGGTATCACAGAGAGAATAGCCTTTTTAGAACATAACTTACAGGCGGTATCCGTAGAGGTTGAAGAAAACGACGAGTGGATTGATAATTTCTCTCCTCCGCCAGAAGTAAGTGATACTGTAAGAAGAGTTAGAGACTTAGAGTTAAAGATAAAAGAATTGGAGGTCTTACTCCATAGCGGAGAAAATAATGGCTAAACCAAAAAGTGGCCTTACTAAATGGTTTAAAGAAGATTGGGTAGATATATCCAGACCTAAAAAGGGCGGCGGCTTTGAAAAATGCGGAAGAACCAAATCAGGGAAGAAAAGTTATCCAAAATGTCTTCCTGCTGCCAAAGCCGCTGGCCTTACTGAAAAGCAACGAAAGTCAGCTGTCCGCAGAAAAAGAGCGGCCGGCAATCCAGGGGGCAAACCCACTATGGTTAGTACCTTTGTAAAGAGAAAGAAACGTGGCAGTAAAAAGAAAAGGTAAAAAGAAAGATTCAAGATTGAAGAAAGCCGGGGTATCGGGATACAATAAGCCAAAAAGAACTCCAGGTCACCCGAAAAAGTCCCATATTGTTGTAGCAAAATCAGGAGATAAAGTTAAGACTATTCGTTTTGGGCAGCAAGGAGCAAAAACAGCCGGTAAACCTAAGAAAGGAGAGAGTGAAGCAATGAAGCGTAAACGTGCTTCATTCAAAGCCCGACACGCAAAGAATATTGCAAAGGGCAAGATGTCCGCAGCGTATTGGGCGGACAAAGTAAAGTGGTAGACCATGGTTATAGAATCAGTAATGATGGCGAGCACTATTCTGTCGCAGATAAATGGCCTTATACAAAAAGCTAATGAAACTGGCGAGGGAATGCAGCAGCTTATGGGCACCATCAGTGATTTTGGGGAAGCAGTCACTGAATTTGAAGTAAAAAGAAAGTCCAGTACTTTTAACCCTCTTAGCCAGAGCGAGCTACTCAAGCTTACGATGATTAAGAAAAGCTACGAGAGACATTGGAAAGACGTTCATGATTTGTTAGCTATGGTAGACCCTGAGATGCTAAAGAGCTTTCAACAAGCTAGAGCAGAACAAGAACATGCCAGAAAACAGCAAATGGCCATGCTATCTAGAAAGCGCAAAGAAAGAGATCATTTAATACAACAAATCTTAGTTGGATTTACTACTTTAATAATCGGGAGCATACTAATCGCAGTTGCCTTATTCTTCTTACTACCATGAAAAAATTACAAAAAGATTCACACTATGCACAATTTGACCTAGATGGAGACGGTGTAGTGTCAGACGAAGAAATTAAACGATCACAGGATATGTTAGAGCTGGAACTTCGAGAAGAGAAGTCAGAGGCTCAAAAAAGAATGGCATGGGTTGCAATGGGTTCTATGATAGTTTTTAGTGCCATATTGTTTAGCCCTGCTGTAAGTGAGAGCCGAGTAGCTGCTTTAGCAGATCTACTTGGATTATTTTACATTGCTCAGGCCGGCGTCGTAGGCGCTTATATGGGCGTATCTGCATGGATGTCTAAGAGGTAATTATGCAATCTCAACCAAAAAGTAGTAAGTGGAAGGGCTCTGATGTGGAAGAATATAAAAGAAATATTCGACCTGTCAGAAAAGATGCTGAGGATGATAAATTGACGGAGCTTGAATATTGCAGGAAGTATAGCAAAACAAGGTCCATGGGACAAGATTAGATGATTGAAATAAGCCGCAAGGATATAATCTCTGATTATATTTGTGATTACACACAGGAAGACAAGTTTTTGAAGTTGCCTATCGATCCTTATTTGGACTTACTAGGTATTACACCACTGCCTTCCCAGACAGCGATTATTAATGCTATTAATAGCCCTAAGTATCGATTTGTCTGTGCGGCTGTTTCTCGTAGACAGGGAAAGACTTATATTGCCAATATTATTGGACAACTAGTATCTCTTATTCCTAATTCTAATATTCTAATTATGTCGCCTAACTATGCTTTGTCACAAATATCTTTCGACTTGCAAAGAACACTGATTAAACACTTTGATCTTGAAGTAGTCAAAGATAACGCCAAAGATAAAGTTATAGAACTATCGAACGGATCTACTGTGCGTATGGGGTCAGTCAATCAAGTTGACTCCTGTGTGGGTAGATCCTACGATTTGATTATTTTTGATGAAGCAGCTCTTGCCGATGGCAGGGATGCTTTTAATGTGGCACTGAGACCCACGCTTGACAAAGATAATTCAAAAGCAATCTTCATTTCTACCCCTCGTGGAAAAAACAACTGGTTCTCAGAGTTTTTTCATAGAGGCTTCGATACTGAATTTCCTGAGTGGGCATCTATTCGTGCCACTTATAAATCAAATCCCCGAATGTCCGAACTAGATATAGCAGAGGCTCGTAAGAGTATGTCTGAGGCTGAGTTTCGTCAAGAGTATGAAGCTGACTTTAATACCTACGAGGGTCAGGTCTGGAGCTATAACTACGAAGAATGTACGGGGTCGTTTCAAGATATGGACATAAGTAAGATGGATGTCTTTGCAGGACTTGACGTAGGATATAGAGATCCTACTGCTCTGTGTGTAATCGCATATGACTGGGATGAAGAAAAGTATTATTTAGTAGACGAGTATCTTGATGCAGAGCGCACCACCGAGCAACACGCAGGAGAGATACAAAGACTCATAGATAAGTGGGATATTGACTACATATTTATTGACTCTGCTGCACAGCAAACTCGGTTTGACTTCGCGCAAAACTATGATATTAGTACTAACAATGCTAAAAAGTCCGTTTTAGACGGAATCGCCCATGTAGAAGGGATAGTAGACAACGATAAGTTACATGTTGATCAGGACTGTAAAGAAACTCTATCAGCTCTAGATCAGTACCAATGGGATCCGAATCCTAACCTCCTTAAAGAGAAGCCAAAACATAATAAAGCTTCGCACATGGCAGATGCTTTAAGATACGCTCTATACTCATTTGAGACATCAAACAGCGGCTTCTAATGACACCATATCAAAAATAGTATTTGACATGGTACCCCAAACTCGATATAATTCTGGTATTAGAAAATGGATTTAAAAAGAGACATCGTAAAATACATAAGAGATAAGGCTAAGAATAACTATGAAAAAGGCACTGAGTGCAGAATTTGCGGTTCAACTGTAAAACTAGACTTTCACCACTTTTATACCTTAAGCCCTCTTGTTCATAACTATGTAGCCAAGAACAAGCTAGATCCTAAGAACATCTTATCCTTTAGAGATGAGTTCATAGAAGAGCATAGAGAAGAACTTTACGATCATACAGTTACTCTTTGCCACGAGCATCATTTGCAGTTACATTCCATTTATGGAAGAAATCCAGGTTTAGGCACCGCAAACAAGCAGAAAAACTGGGTAGAGATTCAAAGAGAGAAACATGGCGTGGTATGATAGACTTTTAGGCCGTCAAGAGAAGGAACTGGATATGGAGAAACTTAATCCCATACAGCAGTACTTTGGCCAAGAAAAAGAATCCTCTCGAGAATTTACACAAAGTTACGAAAGATATTACGAAACTTTAGAGATCGTAAATCGTGGTGTGAATATGATTGTTGACGATGTAGCAGAAATTCCTGTTGTCGTTCAACCTCAGCCAGTTACTGGAGTGCGCAAGGGTATAAAAAGATCTAGAGTAGATCTTCTTTTAAACAAAGAGCCCAATCCTTTTCAGGATGTTAGTTCGTTTAAGCGAAACTTGATTACTGACTACCTTCTTGATGGCAACATCTTTGTATATTATGATGGGGCTCACCTATACCACTTACCTGCCGACAGCGTAACTATTCACGCAGACTCCAAAACTTATATTGAAAAGTACACTTATAACGATATTGATTATACCCCGGATGAGATTATTCATATAAAAGAAAACTCTTTTTACTCTATCTTCCGAGGTACTTCTCGATTGAAGCCCGCAGTACGCACTATGCAACTAACAGCCTCAATGAGAAAGTTTCAAGATAACTTCTTTAAAAATGGAGCAGTACCTGGTCTTGTACTAAAGAGTCCGAATACTCTTAGTGAGAAAATTAAAGAGCGAATGATTCAATCCTGGTCTTCTCGATATAGACCTGATGCCGGAGGCAGACGACCTCTAATTCTTGATGGAGGCATCGAGATTGACTCAGTATCTAACGTAAATTTTAAGGAACTTGACTTCCAGTCTTCAATTGAAGAGAATGAAAAAATTATCTTAAAAGCATTAGGAGTTCCACCAATCTTGTTGGATTCAGGAAATAATGCAAATATTCGCCCTAATATGCGAATGTATTATCTTGAAACTATACTACCTATTGTCAGAAAGATTAACTATGCCTATAGTCGTTTCTTTGGGTACTCAATCGAAGAAGATGCTACTAATATTCCAGCACTTCAACCAGAGTTACGAGATCAGTCACAGTATTATACTTCACTAGTAAATGGCGGTATTATATCAGCGAACGAAGCTCGAGTAAGACTTGGATTTGAGGCATTAGAAGGTAACGATGATTTAAGAGTACCTGCAAACATAGCAGGTAGTGCAGTAAATCCCGATGAGGGCGGTAGACCAACAGAAGAAGACACAGATGACTAGAAATCGCAAGCATAAATTAGTTAGAGAGTTAGGAATGTATTTTGCAGAAAAAGGCAAGATAGTTCCAGCTCGTGAATACAAGGTCGCTAATGACCGACCCAACTTTCTTACCATGAAAGAAATTGTAAAAGTAATGGGCTCTTATACTGCTGCAGTCGAATGGATTGAGAAGTATGAACCAGAGTTGTGGGGAATCATTCATCAAGTTGAGAAAGTTGAAGAGAAAGAAGCCCCTCTAGCTAAACTAGCCCAAGCGAAGACAGGGAGTTAAAATGGAAAAGATATTTAATCTTACCTCTACTTTTAAGTCTCATGCAGCCGATGATGGCTCTGTTACTATTAAAGGAATGGCTAGCACGGTTGATTTTGACCGAGCAGGTGATTCTATTTCAGCAGAAGCATGGACTAAAGGTGGTTTGAAAAATTTCGAAAAGAACCCTATTATTCTTTTCAATCATGACTATGATCGACCCATTGGTCGAGCAACAGGCCTAAAAGCAACAGAACACGGCCTGGAATTAGAAGCAAAAATTAGCAAGTCTGCACCTGCTAATGTATGCGAATTAGTTAAAGAAGGTATCCTTGGAGCATTTTCTGTTGGTTTCCGAGTCAAGGATGCTGATTACCTCCAGGAAACCGACGGACTAAAGATAAAGGATGCTGAATTGTTTGAAGTATCGGTTGTATCCGTTCCTTGCAATCAAGAAGCTACTTTCTCTCTGGCGAAGTCTTTTGATTCTGTTTCAGAATACGAAGAGTTCAAGAAAACTTTCACCAATCGTGTAGATCTAGCCGGTCAGACTCTGGCTAAAGACGAAGTTAATACTTCTAGCGTAGCTAGTGATACACCGGACGGAACCAAAAAGGTTCAAAAGGAGATCCAAATGTCTGAAGTTAATACTCCAGAAATCGACTTGGAAGCACTTGCTAAGAAGGTAGCAGAGGAAACTGCTGCAAAGATTGCAATGAAGCAAGCCGAGCAAAAAGCCGCTGAAGAAGCCGCAGCCCAAGAAATTCAGGCTGAAGTTGAAGCAAAGGCACAACAAGAAGAAGAAGTTAAGCAAGCCGTAGTATCTGGTGTAGAATCAGGTGCTGAGCGTTTGATGGCTGATCTTCGCAAAGAGTTTGAAAATGAGCAGGTAAATGCTGCCGAAGTACTGAACAAGTACAAGAGTGAGCTGGAAGAAAAGTCAGCTGAAATCGAAGCTATGCGTACTAGCAAGCGTGATTTCTCTGGTCGTAAGGCCTCTGATCTTAAGTCTCACGGCAAAGATTTGCTCTCTGCCCATATTCTTGGTCAAGTAACCAACAAAGGTTGGGATACTCAGTATGGTCAAGAAGTCCTTGAAAAGGCTGAAGTTACCTACACTTCTACGTCTTCTGCAGGTATCGATGTAATCGTTTCCAACGCATTCGAAGAAGAAGTACGTCAAGCACAGAAGGTAGCACCTTTGTTCCGTGAAATCGCGGTTTCATCTGGCGCAACTGTACTGCCTGTCGCTCCTGATACTGAGCCTGCAAACTTTGCAGCTACGGGCGCTGACACTGCTGCCAATAACTTGGAAGAAGCTGGTGCATCTGATAACAACTATAATGTTAATCAGGTTATCTTGCAAGCACATCGCTTGATCTCAAGCACGTTTATCACGAATGACACCGACGAGCAAATCGTTGTTTCTGTCCTTCCAATGATTACGTCTGCTTTGGCTCGTGCACACGCTGTAGCTATTGACAGTGCCATTCTAGTTGGTGCTGGTGCTGGTAGCATCTCACAAGGTCTGGTTGGTGCGAACGGTACGGATAACACTAGTGGTTATTCTTCTGCTTCTGCCCAAACTGCTCTTGATGCTTCAGGATCTGGCGAAGTTACTCCTGCTAACCTTCTTGCAATGCGTAAGGAAATGGGCAAGTATGGTCTTGAGGCTTCTCAAGTTGCATACATCGTACCTACCGATGCATACTATGAGTTGATTGATGCTTCTGGCTTCACCGACGTACAAGAAGTTGGTAGTGATTTGGCTGCTAAGCTGACCGGCATGGTTGGCACGGTATTCGGTTCACCAGTAATCGCTACCGATCGTCTTGCCTATAACTTGGGCAACTCGGGTGCAGCTACTACTACTGCAGCTTTGGCAGTATATATGCCTAACTACGTTGTTCCACGTCTGCGTGGCGTCAGCGTTGAAACTGACTATATTGTCAAAGAGCAGCGCACCGTATTGGTCGCAACTCAGTCTCTTGGCTTTAATCAGTTGGTTGCAGCTTCTGGCTCTAACAAGCCTTCAGTTCGCTGGGCTTACTCGTAACAGATACTTGTTACTTGCTACCTGGGGGAGGATTTCCTCCCCCAAGTTTTTACTAATATACTTATGGCAAACTTAATAACATTAGCAGAATATAAAGATGCACAAGGTATCGCCAGCCCTAAAGAGGATGGACGATTGAATGTGCTTATTCCTTCTATAAGTCAATTAGTAAAAACTTACTGCGGCAACAGCATTGTAGATTACTATTCTACAAATAAGACGGAAACTTTTAATATTAATTGGGATACGAATATTGTACAGTTAACAGAGAGTCCTGTAAATACTATTGTATCCGTTGAAGAGAGGCGTACCTATGGTGACTCTTATACGACGCTTACTACGACCTCGCATGAATATTTTCTGGATTCCAATACCGATAGTGTTCTTAGAACTAACACTAGTGGTCTTGCTACTAACTGGCCTAAAGGTGTTGGTAGCGTAAGAGTTGTGTACACTGCAGGATACTCTGAACTTCCTGCAGATCTAAAATTAGCGGTAGTTGATCTACTGACTTACTATTTGAAAGATGAGCATAAAGAGCGAAGAACTTTAGGAGCAGCCAGTATACAGAACCAGAGTTCTACTAGCCAACGTAATAATGTTGCTTTTCCCGACCACATTAAGAGAGTTTTAGACTTGTATAAGAATTTTTAATGAGTAAACAATTAGTAGATAAACTTATAAAACAGTTTCTTACTAATCCTAGATATAAAAGAAGGTGGGATACTGTACTTCGTAGTCAAATGGGAGGCAGCCCACATATTACAACAATTACTCTAGAAGATTTAATAACTTTATATAGAGATAATACTATTGCTGCTTTATATGGAGAGAAGTCTTTTAAAGATGCAGAAGTTTCTGCGAATAGAGTGAAAGGTATAGAGGCGGCAGCCTTAGCTGCGGCAAATAAAGTTTTTAATGATTTTCCTTCAGCCTATGAGAAAACTACAGGCAAAAGAAAAGGCTCTGTACTTAGAAAGGGCAATTCTATTATAGTACGGCAACCTAAGGGGTTGCATTCTTCTGTTCAAAGACTTATATGGCAGTTGGGTTGGAAAAGTATTTCAAAAAGCGAAGAACTTTCTCAAAAAAGCAGAAAAAGACTTCAAAGTGACGCAGGAAAAAAGGTATTTAGAGCTAGAACTCAGAATCTTCATGAAGAGAAAACAACTGTAGGTTCTTTTACTTTAGCAAAACTATACGAAGGAGTCATGCACAATGTTGTTGAGTCTGATTTTACTGTAGAGCAGACAACAATTATTGCAAACACAATTGGCGAGTATTTTGGGGATATAACCGCTCAGTGGAAGAAACAAACAGACAATAAAAAATATAGTCTTAATGATACTTTAGAGATACCTCTAACTATTGGACCTCAAAGTATGAACCCTGTGGGGTCAGAGGCTTATGACTGGAAGCAGATAAGAAAGAAACTAGAGGATAGCCTTTACGAGCACGCAATAGCAGAAAACTTTGGCAAAGATTATGCACATTCAAAAGGAAGCAAGCCTTTAGTTGAGCAAGTACAGGATAAAAGCCTATCTATTGTTGTTGAGGAAGTACTTGATTCCGTAAAACGAAGTAGGACTATTAAAGGTACCTCTACTAAAATTAATAAAAATAAGACAGAAAGTAAAAAGGCTTCTTCCAAGGTTACTCTAAAAGGAAATGCAAAACAAGCAAAGAAAGGGGGCATAAAGAGAAAAAGTTATTCTGTAACACAAAATGTAAGCCAGAAAACAGCCCAGTCACCTATTGCTTTAGCAGGATTAATTAATGCTAAACTTCCAGATGAAGTTGCTAAAAAAATGAGATCACCTAGGCTAGTAAATAGAACTGGCAGATTTGCAGGAAGTGTTAGAGTAACGGATGTTCAAACAACTCGAGGAGGATTTCCTAGTGTAGGATATACTTATGAAAAGAATCCATACTCTGTTTATGAGGTTTCCAGTGGTAGTGCTCGTGCAAGCTCTGAGAGAGACCCAAGGCCTCTAATTGATTCTGCAATAAGAGATATTGCTGCTAATTTTTTGGTAGGACGACTATATACTAGGAGAGTATAATGACAAGTACAGCACGAACTTATACCTCCCGAAGAGCAAATATTGTAAATGCACTTGCAGAAAAGCTGAAGACAATTAATGGATCTGGAGCAATGCTCTCAGATGTAGAAAATAATGTTTTTCCTTTTTTAAAGTTTTGGGACGAAGTAGAGGAGTTTCCTGCAATTCATTTAAATGCAGGAAGCGAGACTCGGGAGTACCAAGGCGGCGGCTATAAGGATCGTTTTTTAGCAGTAACTGTTCGTTGCTATGTTAACGAAGAAAATGCACAAGATGCATTAAATGCTTTAATGGAAGACGTCGAAACTGTAATAGAAGAAAACTCTGATTTGCAGTATTTTGATGCTCAAAATAATGCTTTTAATGTCCAACAAATCACAGTCATCGGTATTGATACTGATGAAGGTGTACTCGAGCCTCTAGGTGTAGGAGAACTCACAGTAGAAGTTCGTTATTAGAAAATACTGGCACGAACAAATGTTCACGTCCAAGTCTTTTCAAGTTTCATAGGAGAAAACTATGGCAGAACAACTATATTTTAGCCGCGACTCGAAAATGTTTATCGAGTTCGACGGCCATGTATGGGAAGTTCCTGTACTAGATGGTTTCAGCTTTTCACAGGCTACTAATAGTACAGAAATCACTTTGAATGAGATGGAATCTTCCGCTGGAGTAAGTCGTCGCGGCCGTAGAGCTTTTAACGACTCCTTGGCTCCAGGCGAGTGGTCTTTCTCAACTTATGTACGTCCCTTCCAGGCAGCCTCAGGCACGGCAAATGGTACGGCAGATGGCTCCGCAAAAGTTCACGCAGTAGAGGAAGTTCTATGGGCTCTTTTTGCGGGTGCTAAAAACTATGATCGTAGTACTTATGATTTTGATACTGGAGGAACTAATGTAATTACTCCAGCTACTAGTAGTAGCGTAATTAATTTTGGCTCTTCTAACTCATCAACTCTAGGTACTGCGAATGTTTACTTTGTATTGGGAGATGCCAATCAAAAAGTAATGAAGCTTGACGGTGTTACTGTTAATGAAGCCTCCATTGATTTTGATATTGATGGTATTGCTACGATTAACTGGTCTGGAAATGCTAATAACGTTCTGGACTTTACCGGAAGCACGCATGTAGATAATACTGCTCCTATCCATTCCGATACTACTACGGATGGTACTACTATGGCAGTAGGAGATGTTTGGTTAGATGCTAATGACGGTAATCGTTTGTATGTTACTACTAATGTAACGAACGGCAGCGAAGCAAACACAGTGTATATTGATGAAGCAATTCGTGATACAGGTAACTTTATTCGTAACCGACTAACCGTACTTACAGTTACTCCTACGACCAGAGACCCTGACAGCGATAGTGTAAATGAGCTAGAAGCCAACTATAGCCTTACCTTGACAGGCGGTAATATTACTATGTCTAATAACAACACTTATATTACTCCTGAAGAGATTGGTACTGTAAACGTGCCTATCGGACATGTTACAGGTACTCGTAATTTTGGCGGTTCATTTACATGTTACTTAACAGAGGATACTAGTACTACTAATGCTTCTGGTGACTTCTTCGAGGATCTTCGTGGAATTACTAACGTAGTTACTAACTCTTTCGCTCTTGTCTTCAAGATCGGTGGAGCAAGTGGTACTCCTCGTCTAGAAATCAGCATGCCTACATGTCACATTGAGATTCCTACTCACTCTATTGAGGATGTGATTTCTTTGGAAACTAACTTTATGGCGTTGCCTTCTACGATTGCAGAAGACGACGAAGCAACTCTTACTTATTTCGGTGCGTAATAACTAGAGTACTCATAAATAAAGGGGCTTCGGCCCCTTTTTCTTTGACCAAACAAAAATAATTCTTGACATTTTTCCTCCCCTCCATTATACTATAGGTTAATTAAAAGTGAGAGTACCTTATTCTCTTAGAGTTAAAAATAAATGCCCAGCTATAATTTTAAGAGAGAAGCACAACTATTTATAGTAGACGGAAGCTCCCGGTATTCTATAGATATCAGTGATGTATCGTTTAGTCAAACTTTTGCAGAAGAAAGTTATACAGTTAAAACGTTGCATGCTCCTACAGATTATTTTGAAGGTAGTGTTATAAATAAGGCAAATGCTGCTAATTTTTCCTTTACTATGCCTGCAATACAGGAAGCAGACTTCACCATAGTAGAGAATTTTCTGATAAACAATAGTAGTTTTACTATATTTGTTTCTACGCCTACAGATGTTTTTAAACTTGATACATGTGTCATTACAAATGGTAGTTTCGTAATTGAGAAATCACGACCCCTGAGTATTGAGATTCAAGGAGAAGCATCTAAGCTTACTAACCAAGCAAGCCTTTCGGGGACGCTTCAAAGTAGGTCTAATACAAAGAATTATTTAGTTAACCCAAAATTAGCGGTTACTTTAGATTCTTCCTCCTTAACAGATATTGTATCAGTAAAGATCGAACTGCAAAATGAGATAGACTGGACTCCATATTCAACTATCCATGCAGCAAGAGCTGTTACATCTGCCTCAAATTCGATGTATCCATCTGGATATGTCGTATCTAAAAAAATACTTGCCGGTTCAATTTCTCAGTATCTTACTGATACAAACAAAAGTACAGCTCAATCTTGGGATACATCAGTCGCCCTAGAGATTAAAGCAGGTAACGGTCAAACAGGTTCCTCTTTTAGAGGATTCCACGTAGGCCCTGCAACAAGTACTTTCACTAACAGAATGAGTGCAGGTGATGTATTTATTCAAAATTATGATTGGAGAGTCACCGATAATTCAAGCTCTCTATCGTCGATATTCAAATATGTAACAAACTAGGAGTTTAGTTTAATGGAACTTAAAAAATTAATGGTCGATAGCAAGTCTGTGTGGATGGACTTTCCCGGCTTAGACGGATTTTCCGTGGAAGTAGTAAATCTTTCTAGAAAAGAACTAACAGGATTGAGAAAGCGCTGTACTACTAATAAATTTGATAGAAAGACTCGGCAACTTACTGAAAACTTAGATGAAGAAAAATTTGTATCGGAGTTTTCTAATGCTAGTATTAAGAACTGGAAGGGTCTATCTTTAGAGCACCTTGAAACGCTTATGCTTATAAGCACAGAAGGTCAAGATCCTTCCTCAGAAGTAGAGTATACAGCTGATAATGCTGAAGCTCTTGTCGCTAACTCGTCAGAATTTGACACATGGCTAAACGAGGTAGTTTTTGACTTAGATAACTTTCGTAGCCGAGCAGAAAGTCGAAGCCCTAAAAAGGCTCGAAAGGATGTTTCTGAATCTTGATACTGGAATGACTCGTGATAAGTATTTCACGATGATGGAACAGTTAGGTCAAGAACCGAAAGACGAAGAAATTCCCCCCGACTGGGAAGATCTACCAGAGATATTTGTTTCTGCGGTAAATAGTTTTAATATGTTAGGGGATAGAATGTACCCCGAGATTGGTTATACCGGAAAAGATTATACCAATCTACCTTACTATATAGATTTGTACGACATCCAGGATACTGCGTATTTTTTAGAGATACTCTCCTGGCTCGACTCAAGAGCAATCAAAAAATCTTCTGAACACTTGAAGAAGGAATATGAGAAGCTAAAGAGAAAAAAATAGTGGCTAATACAGTAAAATTAAAGATATCTGTCAGTGATGATGGGTCTCTTAATATTGTTGCTAAAGAAGCAAAAAATGCCGCTGCTGCGACAGATAAGTTAGGGGCATCAACAGATAAGCTAAATAAGTCTAGAGGTAAATATCATAGGGGAGAAAAAGGTGTTGCAGGAGCCACCGCTAATAGCACTAAAGCTTTTAGTAAACAAAGAGACTTAATCGGAGGAGGCTCCTCCGGCTTAGTAGGTGCCTATGCAACCTTAGCTGCAAACGTATTTGCTCTTACAGCAGCATTTGGAGTATTATCTCGATCTTCAGGGGTCGATCAAATGTCTAAGAGTTTGGAGTTTCTGGGGAACGCCGCAGGAACGAATTTAGATATTGTAGTAAATAGGCTTCAAAGAGTTACGGATGGAGCTTTAAGTGCGGAGCAAGCTCTTCGCTCAGCTTCAATTGGTACTTCTGCGGGATTTTCTACGGATGAACTAGAAGCCCTTACTAAGGTAGCGCGAGGTGCGGCCACTGCTTTAGATAGAGATTTGGCAGATGCACAGGATCGTTTGGTTCGAGGTGTTGCTAAGTTAGAGCCAGAAATTCTTGACGAATTGGGTATACTTGTTCGCTTAGATGCAGCAGCAGAA